AGCACATGGTTTTAAAGAACTTCAATATGAAGCAGATAAATATGGTCAAACAAAAATTGATACACTTGTTTATGAAAAAGGAATGAAGCCACCAACAGCAATTTCTCTTGATGTTGAGGGTAGCGAATGGCGTGTTCTTGGTGGTGCAGAAAAAGTTATGAGAGAGTTCAGGCCAAAAATCTGGCTATCTGGTCATCCAGAATTCATGATGATGTATTGGAAAGAATACCTGTACGACTTAAGACAATTTATTAAAGGCATTGGATATAAAGAAACTCTTATTGACTATCAGCATGAGGTACATTTATTCTATGAACCAATCTAAAGTATTTTGGGATAATGCTGCAAAGGATCCAGAAGTAAGGTATAAATATATTGCAGATGAGTGGGCATCTACTGAAACATTTTTAGATCTTATAAATAATAATAACAACAACTGGAATAATGTTTTAGAGATTGGATGTGGCATTGGAAGATTGTTATCTCCTCTTGCAGACATGCATAAAGAATCTATGTTTTATGGAATAGATATATCTGACGAAATGATAAAACTTGCACCCAAAAAAGATAATATAAAATATCAAGAAGTTCCAAACAATCTTGATTTTGTATATTCAATGTTAGTTTTTCAACATATTGAACATAACGAAAAAATTAATTATATAAAACTTGCTTATGATAAATTAAAAAATGGTGGTAATTTATTTTTTCAATTTGTTATTGGAGAAGAAAATTCTCCGTACTCTTATCAGACATCAGAAATTGAAATCAATAACATATTGAACAATGTAGGATTTAATAATTTAATTTTTACAAATCATATGCATCATCAATGGATGTTTGTTAAGGCTACAAAATGATAAAAACATATCTATATTCTTTTAATGAAGAAGATTGTGCTGCTGATAAGTGGGACTATGGGCTTCTTAAAGAAGTATTTGATAAATATAATGTAGAACAAATCAAGGTTAATGCTTTGCCAGCAGAAGACAGAGCGTTTGTTGTAATTCCTGGACCACAAAATAGGGGATACGAAAAACATATATCAAAAGAATTACAAAATATATCTAGATTAGTTTTATTTATAACAGGGGATGAAGAAGGAGTCTTTGATATAGATAGGATAAATCATCCTAATGCTGAAATTTGGATTCAATACCCTCATAAAAAACATGAGCAGTATAATAAATTTCCGATTGGTGTGCCACAGCATTTAAAAAATAATTTACCTAATTATAAGACTAAAACATATGATGCATTTTTTGGTGGACAAATTACACACCAAAGAAGACAACAATTAGCAGAAGTAATGCCATTGATTGAAAATGCCCTATATAAGCCTACAGATGGCTTTGCTAAGGGAGATAAGCCAATTGACTACTACAACAACCTAATGAGTTCAAAAATTGCTCCTTGCCCTGCAGGGGCTGTAGTAATTGATTCCTTTAGATTGTTTGAAGCAATAGAGATGATGTCTTTGCCGATAGCAGACCTTAGGGATTCAAGTGGTTTAGAAGATGATTTTTATCAACGTGTATTCAATAGAACAGTTCCATTTTATAAAATAAAAAATTGGAATGATCTACCTGTTATCGCACAAGGATTATTGGAAGGATACCCAAATAATATGCATAGTGTGGTATGCTGGTGGATTAAATATAAAAGAGATTTTGGAATTAATTTAATGAGGCAGATTAATGCATAAGAATGATGTAACAATAATTTTAGCAACATCAATAATTCCAGATCACCCCAATACAGAAATGATAGATGAAACAATAGACAGTATTAGAGCACATTTTCCAAACAATGAAATTATTATGCAGATTGATGGATTAAGAAAAGAACAGTTGCATAGAAAAAATGATTACGATGAATACAAAAATCGTATACTATGGAAATGTTTGCATGAATATAAAAATATTTTGCCAATTATTTTTGATCAACATAGTCATCAAACAACAATGATGAGAAAAACAATAAATGAAATACAAACATCTTTACTTTTATATGTTGAAGGAGATGCTCCATTAACTCCAGATGTAGAAATTGATTGGCAGAAATGTTTAGATCTAATTGAATATGAAAAAGCAAATACAATAAGGTTTCACTTTGAATCATCTATTCCAAAAGAACACGAACATTTAATGTTCGAATTAAAAGATGGATTTTTACAAACTGCTCAATGGAGTCAAAGACCTCATTTGAGTAGAGTTTCGTATTATAGACATACAATATTGCCACCACTTGATAGTTGTGCTTTTATTGAAGATAGAACTCATGGAATAATTCAAGATGAGATTCTTCCTTATGATAAATTTAGTGTGGATGGATGGGAAAAACATAAACTTTGGATATATCATCCAGAAGGTAACATTAAAAGATCATATCATTTAGATGGTCGCAAGGGAACACGCAAGTATACAAGTGATGATGAGATTATGGGGTACACTGGATGAAACTTGGAATTATTGCTAGATCTGATAATACTGGATTAGGAAATCAAACACGGGAATTAGTTAAAATGCTTAATCCCGACAAAATTTTATTAATTGACTCACATCATTTTAATAATAATAAACAACACCCAGAATGGTATAAAGACTATAATGTATCAACAACACTAAAAGGATTTCCGTCAAGACCTGAAGTAATAGATTTTTTAAGAGGTATCGATGTAGTGTTAAGTTGTGAAACTTTCTATAGACAAGATTTTTTACACTACACTAAACGAAGAGGTATTAAAACAATTTTACAATATAATTTTGAGTTTTTACTTAATATGTCTAATCCAGAAGCAGAACTTCCTGATGTATTGCTTGCACCAAGTTTATGGAATATAGATCAAATTGAACAAATGGTTGATGGAAGGTGTAAGGTAATTCATTTACCACCACCAACTGACTCAGTTCTATTTGAAAAGGTTAGACATAATAATATGTCAAAAGATCATAATAGATTGTTACATGTTGGTGGAAAGTTTGCAGCAAAGGATAGAAACGGGACTGAAACTGTTTTAAAAATGCTTAAATACTCAAAAGCAGATTATGAATTAGTTATCACGACACAAAATTTTCCAGAACTTAAAATCAATGACTCTAGAATAACAATTGATAATAGCAGCCCTGAAAATAGAGAAGAACTTTATAATGGATTTGACGCTATGGTTTTACCAAGAAGATATGCTGGATTATGTCTTCCTATGAATGAAGCATTGATCAGTGGACTTCCAGTATTTATGACAGACATATCTCCAAACAATTTAGTACTTCCAAAAGAATGGCTAACTAAATCCGAACATATAAATACTTTTCAAGCCAAATCATTAGTAGATGTTTATGATGGAAACCCAATACATTTAGCAGAAATTATTGATAATTATATGAACAGTACGACTAAAAAAGTAACTAAAGAAGATGCATTACAGTTAGGTTTGAATGCTTTTTCTCAAAGCAATCTTAAACAAAAATATTTGGATCTTATTTTTCATATATAGATTTATCTGGAAAGTTTGCTATTAGAAAGTCTTTAATTAAATCAAATGAGTTGTCAGCATTAGATAAGTATGGTAGATCATGATCTTCCTTATTGTATGATATAGGTAGTAATGGCCCTCTTTTATATATTTTTACATCTCTTATTTCTTCCCCGCCAACTTTATATCTATTGCCATATGCAGATCTCCATAGAATTGTATATTTTTCTCCAAGAACATTGATGAGTTTACTTTTTTCCATTGGCATTGGAACGTGTAATTCATAACTCAAAGGATCTTGTATTCTACTTTTTTGTAACTCTTTATATGTTTTAAATAGTCTGGCAGTGTATGATGAGTGATGATCTAAGTCTTGATATGTAGTTAGTTTATCTGCTAACAGTCCATTATGATATGTTTTAATTTCATCTAATTTTTTTATAATATAAAAGTCATCATTCATTAATATAAAATTTTCAGGGATTTGATCAGACAAACAAGCAGTCCTAAGATTATTAAGTGCATTTTGATATTTAGCAGAATCTTGCTCTACTTTAATATAATTACCAATATACCAATTTGGTTTACCACCAACAACCCATATAGTAGCATCTTTAGTATTTTTTAAAACTGATCTTATAGAGTATCTAAGTTCTTCATTGTCGCCATCTTTACATATGTATACAAAATGCATAAAATTCCTTTATATAAAAAAATAGGGACAGACGTATCTATCCCTATCTATTAAGTATAATTACTTTGTTACTTTTTTAGCAGGTTTCTTTGCTGCTTTTTTAACTGGCTTAACGTTCTTAAGTGCAGTCTCTACATCTTTTGCAACTGCATCAAACTTTCCAAAAGACTTGTCTTTAGGATTGGCTGCACGAAGTGCAACTGGAACTAATGCTGCTACAAACGCTGCCCACATCTCTTTAGGATCTGTAATTCCAGCGGTATACAAAGCAATTACGCTTGCAAGAACAGAGCGACCATAACTTGAAAGCATTGCTTTTAGTTGTTCATTATTCATTTAATCACCTCTTCCATATACTATTATAGCCTATATTGCTATAAATCTTTTGATTTTTGCTCAACCATAGGCTTGAGTTTTTCTAGAATAAACTTTAACTTTGCATCTGAGTATAGATCTGCTAACTTAGGCTGATCAATTTGTTGTTCACAATATAAGATAATTTCGTTAATGGAGGCAATTGATGTTTCAATATAATCAAATGCAACTTGTCTAGAGTCTGATAAAAATTTTATAAAGTGTTCTTGTGTTTCTTCTGTTTCATCTTTGACAAGATTTAATTGATCTCTCAATGTGTCTGCAATTGAAGACACAACTTTATTATCTAAAACAGACTGCCCTAATGCAGTTCTTAATAAATGCACCTTATAAGATAACGATACAATTATGCATAGGCTTAAAAGTAAGCCAGTAAAAGTAATCAAACTAACTAACTGCATTTAGCAACTCATTTCTTTGTGCGTGTGTTGGCCAATAATAATTACATCCTTCACAACATGGTTTATTATATGGACTACTTGCTGCATATTGATACTTACTATAAAAAATAGGATCTTTTTTAAATAGGTTGGCTTTATGTGTTGTTGTAATACGCATTACTTTATTATCATTAAGCCAGAACATTGGTGGAGTTTTTCCCCATCTACCCGAACATTTTTCTTTAAGATCATTAAGGTTGTTCTCATTGTTTATTGTCTTAATACCACGAACCTTAGCCTCTGTTATCATGTGCTGTATATAAGACCACAGTCCAGTCTCATAGCCCTTCCACATAAGCACTGCAGGGTGATTACGCCATGCTCCAGATGGTGACTCTCCTGACAATACCTTAAGGATTTGATACCCTTCAAGGATTTGCTTATTAAGTCTTTTACTATCTAAAGATTTTGCGGAATGTGAAATGTTGCTAGATGGAATAAATGTTTGCATCAAATAGCCTTTAGAACCTTACAACGAGTACATGCTAAATAAGTATTACCAGTAAATGGACATGAACCAGCATTTGCAAGTATGTGTCCCTTGATCTTACACAAGAGTTTTTTGATAATCATTTTCCACCAGTCCTAACTAGGAATACTATAGCGCCATTTTCTTCTAAGGCTTTTTTAACTCTTACCATATATTCTACAGCAAGTCTCTTGTCTCTGTCAAACAAACTCATAAAACTTTTTTCATCTGCTCTTACTGTAATAAAATGCTCATTGTCAATTATGTCTACGCCAAATCCACTTGGAGGAGTCAAAGATCTAACGGCTCGTTTCATTGCGTCTGTATACATTTTATTTCATTGTCAAATTCTGCCATATTTCAGACCATTTAGATTTTGTTTTATGGCTATTAAACTCTCTAGAAATTTTACCTTTATCTAGATAAATACCGCCCCAAATTCCATATTCTTTTTGTGATATGCCAACGGCAAAACAAGTTGATGCAACTGGACATTTAAGACATACGCTATCAACACCATGTCTAATATCTGGATTTTCTTCATACTTATCAAAAAATAAATTAGTATCAAAATCCTTACAGGCAGCGCTTTCTTTCCATAAATGTTTATTCATATTGCTTATACTTATCTGGCATTGTCCAGCCATTGCGATTTGCCACATATCGTTTTTGAATATTCCATTTATTATTTTTATATACTCCGTTTTTTTGAAAAACAGCAGAGTCTGATGGTGTTAGTTCAATAACATCCCAGCCATCCCAAGACAACTTACTATTACTAGAAACAATTGTTTCCATCTGTTTTAAACTATTTACAATCATTACAACTCCTTAGTATTGGAATGTTCCAAATTCAAAATCTTGCGCTTGTGCAAGTTTTGCTATATTTGATAGTGGTTGATTTGGCTTTGATAGATATGCAAAGTAATTAACTTCATTTAGATTTTCTTCAACCCATGTATAATGAACTTTAATAAACTTAACTTTAATTCCTCTAGCCTTTAAATTTCGTTCTGAAACATTACAAAACTCAGAAGCAAAATCATTTACATTTGATGGTCCAAGTGAATATACTATAAATTCGTGATCAGTTTCTTTTAAACCAGACATCATTACACCCATAGCACGAAGAAAAATAGAATACTCATTGAACTCATTCGTTCCTTGTACTACGACCTTCATTTCTTTTTCCATTCTTTAGGTGGTCTAAAATATCTAACATCTTTACTACTTCTTTTTGATCCATATCAGTAAAGTTGATTGCTCTTGCGCTTTCTTTATCAACTTCACCTTCTTCTACATCTGCCTCATAGAATATATTGTTTCTAACCCAATAAGCAGTTGTACCAATAACTAAAATACGTACAGTATTTTTTTCTTTTAGTTTTGTGGTTTGAGATATGCGTTCTATCTCTAATCCATATGGCAAAAATTCAGAAATAATACTGTGTATTCTACTCTGACTATATTTAATTTTTGGCAAAGATTTACTTTCGTTTTTCTTTACTGTATAAAGTATAGCCCAAATGCCACAAATTGTCAAGAATGTTACAACAAATTCATTCATACATATATTGTATCACTGTTGCGATAAAATTCTTTTGATTTCTTTGAGGACCGTTTTATAAATATCGTCTAAAGAGTTAAGAGACTCTTCATCAAAAGATTTTTCTGTTAATCCAACATCTGGGTTATCTTGTAATAAATCAACTGTAATAAAACCCTGTTCCCATAAAAACATTACCTCACGGTTTAATTGTGTTTGGTGTATGTTAAATAGGTCTGGATTAATGTCTTTTAATTTGTCGGTAAAATTATAAATTGGCTCGCCTTCTTCATTTAGACCAGCATACTCAATTGCACCATTTTCAATTAAATTCATAAATATAAAATCTTCTTGTTCCATTTCTACTCCCTATAGTCAATGTTAAGGATACATCTAAGTTCTGATTCTTTTGGTTGTGTTGATGAATGATAGTGCCTTCCATCAAATTTTATTGCAGCACCCATTTTTGGTTTAATAGAATGTAGAATTGGTAGATCATCAATATTTGATAAGTCTTCTCCAATTTTTTTATCAAAAATAACCGTATCTCCATCTGAAGAATTAAAATAATATAGAAAAACGTTGTGAGCAATTGGATTGTCTACGTGTGGATAATTATAGTTATCATAGTTAGACTTAGTTAATATATTAACTCTTGCACGAAGAATTGCCTTTGGTTTAATGTTATGTTTTGTACAAAACTTATCAAAAATATATTCATATTCTTTATTGTTTAAATCCTGCACAACTTGAAAATTATTATAAGACTCTTTTGGAACCAAGACTAAAGATTTAGGAATTCTTTGTTTTTGGCCAGGAATATTCATTACTTCTAACGCTCTCCAAACTGCCCAATTTTTTTCCTTTTCATCAAAAATCTTGTTTGCAAATTCTACCTGCTCTTCATATGTTAAAAAACTATCATCATAAATAAACATTATTGGTACGACTCGCCTTGTAGTCTATTTTCAATAAGTCTTTCTCTTTCATCCAAGAAAGAATATGCATAAGCCATCATTTTTTCTTTTCCAATTGGGTCATTCATAATTTTATTGTAATGATGACTGCAAAACATTAGTTCACCGTTTACGCCAGTTACAGACACATAGGCTTGCGCTGAACAAGAATCACACCTGTCTAGCGGTGTAAGAAGCCACTTACGTTCAGCAGTTTGTTCACTCATCTTCTTCATATTATACCTTCTTATTGTCGGTGGAATAGAAACCCTTACTATTAAATTGTACAGCAAAGGGAGTGTATTGTCTAGTTAGCATACCGTTGCATTTTTCACAAAAGTATTTAGGCTCATCATCTAAGATAGATCTTTCTTTAGTTACGTTTATTGCACAACTATTGCATAAATATTCATATTTTGGCATAATTTAATCCTAAAGTGATGGTATTGTGATTTTTCGTTTAGGGCATTTAATAGATTTAATTGCTAATAGTTCTTTTTCATCTACAGACAAAGACCATCTAATTTTAATAGATACCCAATTTGTAATGTATTGACAATGATATGCTTTATTTGTTGGCATCCATTCTGCTGGATCTCTATCTGATTTTGATCTATTTGAAGCACCTGTTACGGCTATGAGGTGTATCTTATCGGTTTGATCATTTGCATACAACTCACGTTTTTTATCATCCCAAGTAGATGCTCCAGAATCCCATGCCTCTGCTAATGGAACCATGTGATCTACATCTAATTTTCCAGCATCAGTTACTTTAACACTATCATAAATGCTATTCCATTCACCACCAATAATTTTACACCCAGACTCTACTTTTGGCTGAACAGATGCTTCTGAAATGATTACCGCTTTACGTGAATCACAACCATTTCCAACGCCAACCCAATGCTTAAACTTAGTTCTTACATAGCCTGTACGAGATTCTGGGGCAACTTTAAGTACTTTGATAGCATCATCTATAGACTTATATGAAACAGTGCCTCCTGTTGAAGCGTATGCTGAATTTGTAAATATAAAACTAATTAATAATAAGGCTAAGACATTTTTTGATTTCATTTTTGTCCTTTTGTTTTAACTGGTTCTCCAGTAATTCTATCTTTTCTATATCGTTCAGTACCGTCTTTATTTAATGCAACGATATATCCATCACGCAGGATCATGTGATTAAAACCAATCTTTGTCTTAGCCTTAAATGACATTACTTTGCAGCCTTCTTTGCAACCTTTTTAGCAACCTTTTTAGCAACTGGACGTTCTAGTTTTACTTCAAGTGGAGTTGCTTCTTCACCTTTATAAATTGGACGACCCCAGCCAACAATAGTATTGACTAATTTCTTTTTGTTATCTTTTACATATGCCCTTGTTTTTTCGGCACACATTCCACCATTTCGTTGATCCCCTTTAGCAGATCCAGCAGTATTTCCTTCAATAGTTTGAATAGTTCCATCGCCATTGTTCTTAATACATAGACCTACGTGAGAAATGCGATTTACTCCGTCATCTGGGAAGTCAAAATAAATCCAGTCTCCAGGTGTTGGATCATCATTACGGGCATCTGCCCATCGCTTATTCTTCTTAAACCAATCTGATGCTGCTACTGTTGAAGCAGACTTTGGATATTTCTTTGGGTCTAGTCCTGATGTAAATGCAGACCAAGAAACAAAAGACTGGCACCAAGGAAGGAAATTCGCACCTGTCCATTTACCATACTTTGTTTCATTATCTTTTGGACCCTCAATAGTTCCAACTTCTTTTTTAGCGACCTCAATAATCGCCTCTACTGTACCTTTTTCTGCCATTTTATTCTCCTTTGGTTAGCGGTTTTCTAAATAATTATATCATTTTCTGCTATTTTATTCTTGGATATTATTAAAGTACATTCTACTCATATCGTGAACAGCATCTTCTGTTAATTTTTTTTCTGTTGCTAACTTTTTATAAGCAACGCAAACTTTTTCATACATAGTGTGCATAAATGCAAGTTCTTTTTTTAACATATGCTCTTTGTCATTTTCCATTATTATCCTTCCATATATGTACTCATAATAAAATTAATTATCTTTCTGCCCTAAACAATTATATCCTAGTTTCTACATTAAAAAGTCTTTTATCATCTTCTGTCAAGCCAGAATCATCACCAAATACTGGGGGTGGGAGTTCTGGTATTGACTTTACATGTTTAACATAAAGGTTTTGCCATATAGCAAGACGTTGATGTTGGAACCCTAAAAAATCTTTATCTGTCATATATTCCATACCGTGTAAATTTCTCCAGTGATCCTTACGAATTAAATGAAAAAATAAAACTTTATAGTTTTCATCAGGATCCTCTGAATTCCATGCTGGTCGGTAATGAAAATCTAGTTCAGGCTGCACTATAATAGCATCATTTGGTTTAGTAATAAACTCTTTGTCATGGGCAACAAAACCCCAATCACGATTGCCACCTATATGAAGATCAACCATATAACAACCTGGAGACCAATCTAAATGAACCTGTAAAAATGGCTTACGACCTTCTGCTGTTATCTGATGATGTGCATATAGGTAATACCCCAACTCTACGTCTTTTGTTCCAAGCAAATCTTGTGTTCTATTAATAGCCTTATCAAAAAAATGTTGAGGTATAACTATTGCATCTTCCCATTTGTTCATTTGCTTTGTATAGGCAATATCTTTTACATCTTTTGATTCTAAAATACCCTTTAATTCTTCAAAATCTGATTTTTCATAAAAACCATCAACAAGAAATGGATCAAAAAATAAAACATTTTTTCTAAATATTTCTTCAAACTTTAAATAATTATCTTTTGAGCAATGATTCCACTCAATCATACTTTCATCTGGATGATTTTCAAGCATTGCAAATGTGGTGTCTCTAAAGTTAATCATATCATTAATTCAAATCTGGATCTATTATTGTAAAGCCTTTTGGATGTGTTTCCTGTGTTGTATGCATATACAGAAGCGTCATACGTTTGCCAGATTCTATTGGTGTTATTCCATGTTTCCATAAACCACCATCGCTAATAAAAAAAACAGCAGAATATTTTTTTGGAGAATAGATAAACGAAAAACAAGGAAAGAAAATATCCCCACCAGTAAAATCGTCATTTAGATATATTACAGAACTATACTCAATAAATTCTTCTGGATCTTGATCGTCAATATGTATTCCACCATACCCACCAATACCCCAACTTGAACCAAAACACTTAAAAGTTTTTATATCTTTTTTTTCTTTGGGATTTAATTCTTGTAAAATTTTGCTTGATTTTAAAGCATATTTTTTTTGAATTTCTAAAACTTTTTTATTGTAAGGAAATCCAGTACCTCCAAACCTTGTTTTGTAATAGTTTGGATATGGGTTAACTTCAGAAGGATTATTCATTTCTTCTACCAAAATATCTGCATCCTCTGGACTTATAAAATTATCAATAACAACTGGTTTAATCATTTTTTTTAAGCCTCTCCAGTCGAAAAGTATCTTTTTTCTTTTGTTACGTTATGATACCAGTTTGGCAAAGAGTATTTGATACCACTAACAATAGGTTCTATTTCATGAACATATAAAAAGTTTGATGGAAAAAAAAGCATGCTTCCTGCTTCTGGTTTTAAAGAAACTTTTGAGTTTGGAAAAACAATATTTCCTCCTTCATAGTCATCATTTAAATATATTAAAACTGAGACACATCTTGTACTCACTCCTTGATCTGTATGTCCTGGAAGGAATCCAGCCTTTTCATATTTAAGGACACGCATTTCATCATCTCTAGATCTAATATTTAAAAATGGGTATATTTCTTTATATTTATCTATAAAAATATCCAATGGAGGGAAAAGTCTATTGGCAATGCTTGACAATTCGTTATAAAAAAAATCTTTTTCATTTATTTGTTCTACTGGTAAAAAATTTTTTTGCAAACAAAAAAAACTTTCATCAGGTTTTCCGTCACGATATTTCCAAGGGTGCCAAGTTTGTGATTTTGTTTTATTTACAGTAGAAGTATCCTCTAAAGTTTTTTTATCTAAATCTTCTATATCTTTAATTATTTGTTCTGGATTTAAAATAGCATTTTTAAAATAAACTAATCCTAAATCTAATACCTCAGCATCAAACATGATCACGCTCCTTTATAGAAATAACTGTATTTATTGGAAAATATTTATTTGTTCTTTCATCTAAATCAGAAACAATATTTGAATACTCAACTCCAGTATTATTGAATGGCAAGTAAGACAATTCATTAATGTCAATACCTTTATCAATTTCAAATATTTTTAATTGATTTCTATTTTGTTTTAAATACTTTATAGCATTATTATAATTAAAATAAAGTTCAATCATGGAATATGTTTTTTCTAAATTATTTATTTCTTTAACATTATAAAAATTAGATGGGCACGAATAAATATTGATATTATTTTTTATTAATGTTGCTAAAAGAAAAAGATCTTGTCCGTAATATTTAAATATATTTAAAGACAAAAGAAACTTAATATATTTTTTATCTAAAAATAAAAAATTTGTTTCTATCCAATTGTTTAAATAAAAATCATTAACGAACTCCTCTTCTTTTTCAATTATAAAATTATTTAATTTTAAATTAGATTTTCCTTTACCAGATATAACTATATTATCTTTTAATTTTAAAAAAGTTATTAAGTTTTTATCCCAGTTTTGTGTTAAAAATACTTTATCACTTATTTCTAAATAGTAATCACACTCACTATTTAATACTTCTTTTCTATAATATGGAACACCCATAAAGTCATCCCATTTAATAAATTTATAGTTAACGTTATGATAAGAATAATAATCTTTTTCTTTACTAACATTTGACTGATCATAAATAAAAAATTTTAGATAAAATTCTTTACTAGATAAATTGATTAAACTATTAATTGAATCTAACAAATTTTTATTTTTATATGAATGTATAAAAATATTAATTTTTTCTTTCATTATAGTAATGGAACCCAATGTTGTTCGATGGCCAAACTATTTCCCAATAAACTTTTTAATGGAACAATGTCATAAGCAAGTGTAATTCTTGGACCTTCCCAAGACCAGTCTGCCATTGCATGTGGGTGTGCCATTTCAGAAACAATCATTCTATTGTTAATATTATGATTTTCAACATCTTTTCCATTAACTTTATAATGTGTTATTGATGGTTCTGCATTTACTGAGTAGTACCCATGAAAAAATGGTGCTGGATGTGGACCATGATCGTGCCAATCTAGTTTGCCCTTTTTTGTATAATTAATATTGAACCAACCTTGAACCATATATTGTTGACTCTCAAAATCTATTTCATAATATTCACAAGCCTCATGAATTAATTTTGACAAACTTTTAAAAATTTTATGAATATCTGTATTGTAAAATTGAAAGACATTGTACTCTCTCCATTTAATTGTTGAAATACTTTGAGATTCAACAAAATTATCTTTCTTTAGATCTAAAGGAGTTATACCTTTAAGTTGAATATCATTAATTTTTTCATACTGTTTAATTAAATATGCCTGAAATTTTTTTAAATCAACATCTAGGAATGTCTCAAAAAACTTGTGATCTTTAACCATCAACTAACTCCATTTCGTTTATATAAGTATATCATAAGTATGTTTTTTTCTGCCAGGTTGTTCTTTTATAATACCCAGTAATGTCGGTTCTTCTTTTTTCTTCATAGATATTTTTTTTGTCATATGCCTCATTACTGGTAATAATCTCTTTTTCCCAGTTATCCCTTTTAATAGGAATCATTTGACATATTGGAGTTCCTTTTGGAATTACCCCAAAAAAATTCTTTTTTAAAAAAAACGGAATAAAGGCTGGAAGGCCCCAAACATCTGAATCAACTACAGCGGAAGACACATAAAATGGCAAATCATACCTATTCAATGGGTGTGTAATCAATATTGAGTACCCTTTTGGTGTGTCATAAAACCAATTCATGCGGACTCCAAAATGTATAGGATGGCAATCTAGTGGTATCGCTAAATCTACATTTGGTCTTTTATCCATTAATGCCATATTTTCTTTCCAGCGCAAAGATGGAATTCCTTTTTTATCTAACTCAACAACTAAATCATCTTCAAGACAATACATATATCCCATTGTTAGCGCATCAAAAAATGGAAGGCAAAGTTTGGTAGAAACGTTACTTCCATCTGCTCCCCTATCATTAACTGGAGATAAATCTTTAAATTTATTGCTATCCCCGCCATATGGAGCAAGACTTTTATACCATTCTGGAAGACATCTAATAGCCTCTACAGGTGGAACAAAAATATCTTTTTTTGCTTCGCCACCTGAAGAAGTAAAAACTATTTTTTTATTTTTCACTATACTCCTTAATAATTTTTTCAATAATTTTTTTATCTTTAATTATTATATCAAAAGCAGGGCTGTTGTTTTTAATAACAAAAAACCCTTCTTTCTCCATACTATCTTGTTTTTTAATTAAAATATATACCCATTTTGGATATATATTAGGTAAGTCCATATTTATTTTATTAAAATTTAAAGTGTCAGGATATACAAAAAATGGAGATCCTGGAATTGTTACAATATCAACAATAACATCAGCATCAATAATCCAAGGAGTGTACATTTTATACTGTGCAATGTAGCAGTCTTCTTGTTCTTGTAGAGTCTGATCGGAAGGATAAAACTGTCTCATCCAGGTTTTATCTAGTGCATATAATTTATTTTTTCCTTTTTGTTCAACCCAAATATCTGCATGTGTTAATTGTCTTAAAACTATATGATCATCATTTACAATTAATTCTGGTTTTATTCCAAAGTTAATAGCATATGCATTTATTGGTTTTATTATTTTATTTTTATATTTACTTTTTAAAACTGCTTCATTTTTAGTCCATTTATGAGGAACATTAGATGCAGATTGAATTTCATAAAAATCAAGTTTTCCAGAATTTACCCAATACTCTGATCCTAAAATATTATTTAATAGTTTATGTTCAGACATTTTGAGCCTCTTGCAGGAATCGAACCTGCGCCATCCGCTTACAAGGCGGAAGCACTGCCACTATGCTAAAGAGGCACTGTTTCATTAATCCTCAATTATCTTAAAGACAACTTGGCAAGGGTCTCCACCCTCATCCCATTCTTTGGCTTCTTCTTCTGTCATATAAGGATCTCCATCATGCGTATTACAGAATGGTTCTGTTATCCATCCCCGATCAATTCCATTATTAATCCATATATCAAATTCTAGTTCTTCTGTTTTATCCATAGAATATTATATCCTTAAATACTAACTGTATCAATTGGGCCAAGACATGTTGTGGAAAATTTAATTGCAGATTGAACAGCATCAATAGATCTTTGTCTAGCATCTTTTTGATTTTCAGTGGCATGTAAATTTCCTAATGCATATTGCATTCCAGAACCCATTACTAAATAATCTCCAGTATATTGCGTTAAAGACATATCTGCAGCACTATGTTCAAAGATTTTTCCTTTAACACAAATAATCATTCCAAAATCAGAATCTTTTGATACATCTACCCACCACTCATTATAAAAATCACGAAGTTCTTTAATAAATTTAGTGTACATAAACTTTTCAATATTATTCCCAGTTGGAACTGATGGTTTAAAATTATGTTTTATTCTATCTCCATCCATACTACCTGCATATCCAAATAAATATGGACCTTGCTGCCAAACTTTTGACGTAGCAGACTGAAGTATGATATCATCGTCAGATACGCCTCTTTCGCCAGACATATAGATCTTATCATCTTTACGAACAACGGCAATACAGGTCACAAAAGAACCCCTTTACTAGTAGATACATTAATTGTACCACCTAAAGGGGTCCTATGTCAAAGAAGGTCTTTGTCCTTATTTAGCCTTTTTGTCCACTGAAGAAAATGCTGCATTGATCTCTTCAATCGTGAGTTTGCCATCGTCAAGAAACCCTCTAGCCAGTCTCTCAACTACTGTTGCAACTCCTAACGTTCCAGCCAAGATAACAGCCTTTGCTGTGCTAATTCCTACTACTGCTCCAGCACCTATTACAGATAGTCCTGATGCTGCAAATACCGCAACAATTCGCATAAAAATATTATTTATGCTTGCAATTGCTCCTGATCCGACTTGGGTAGCCTCTTCAACTTGCTTTGTTCTTGCCATTCTTATTCCTTTCTATTTCTGATCGGACTTGTAATTATCCAAAGAGCAGTTGTTGCCATGATTCCATAACCAACAATAGTCTTTGCACTTCCGTCCAGAACAACCCAAGCAATAAACATACCGAGAAGGGTCCATGCTTGGTCTACCATATCCTTTAAGATATTTTTTATTATTCTTACCATCTTCTTCCTCCTCTTGAACCTGGTGAATTGGCTCCTCCGCCTCCGCCAGAACTTCCTCCGCTAGTAGAGCCACCTGTGGCTCCTCCTGTAGCAACGGCTGCTGCATTGATTGCTGCACCTGTTGCAACCACTGTAGCAACAACCATATCTGTTGCTTCTTCTCTTTCTTCTTCGGTCATATCAGCACCAATGCTTCCAAGTGCTGCTAATGCTGCTCCTGGATTAGTAAATGCTGCCTCAATCAACGCACCTGGATCTTCAACTAATTCAATATTTGCAGCAACTTCTGCAGTAATAACCAATGCATTTCCATTCTCATCTGTACGAACTTCAATTGGTGTTTCAGGTGGTAGATCTGCATATGAAACTCCAGATGCCTGTACCTGTGCTGCTGATATAGATTCTCCAGGCTTCAGTTCTTCAAGTAATGCCTCAACAAGAACTTCTTTTTGTTCTTCAGTTAATTCTTTTCCATCTTTTGCCTCTTCAAGTATTTCTTTTAATTCTTCTTCAGCAGCCTTTTCTTCTTCTGCTTCAATAGCCTCTGCTTCTGCAATCGCTGCTAATTCTTCTGCAATTTCTGCCTCTTCTTCTGCTATGGCTGCTTCCTCTTCTGCTTTAGCATTTTTTATTTCTTGTTCCATAGCCTCTTGCTCTGCTGCAATTCTGTCTGCTTCTGCTTGAGCATTTGCTTCTTCTTGTGCATCTGCTTCTTCTTGTGCAATACGATCTGCTTCTGCTTGTGCTGCTGCTTCCATCTCAGCCTCTTTTGCTGCTAATTCTGCTGCTATACGATCAGCCTCTGCATTTGCATCTATCTCCGCTTGTATTCTTGCTGCTTCTTCCGCCATTGCTGCTTCTTCTGCTGCAACTTTAGCCGCAAGTTCTGCTGCTATTCTATTTGCTTCAGCATTTGCTGCTGCTAACGCTGCAAGTCTATTTGCCTCTGCTTGGGCTGCTGCTGCTTGTTGTGCAATTAATGCTGCTGTCTCAGCCTCTATTCTTGCTGCCTCTGCTTGCTGTGCTGCTGCTTGCGCTGCTACCTGTGCTGCAATTGCTGCTTCTGCTGCAGCCTGTGCATCTGCTGCTGCCTGTGCTGCTGCTTGTGCATCAAGTGCTGCTTGTGCTGCTGCTGCTTCTGTTGCTAATCTTATAGCCTCTTCTGCAGCAATCTCTTCTGCAGTCTTGCCTATTTTTAATGTAACAACATTTGAAATTTCAGAGTATAGGCTTTCTGTATCATTATCTGATCTAATGTGAAATGACCAGACTGTTCCACTTGGCATTAGGCTTTCAAGTAATGAGTGGTTAATTGTTATTGTTGTATTTAGAGAGTTAGGGCCACCAACATTTCCAGTTGCAATACCCCAACCATTTTGTCCTTGAGTAGTAAAACTTATAGCATATCTTTCTGGTTGAGTATTACCAGTATTAGGGGCTTCCCAAGTCAATACTGTTGATGTTTCTCCATCTATTACTGTTAAATTTCTTGGGGCACCTATGGTTTTTACTACTGGGGCTGCTTGTGAAGTAAACGCTTCTGCAGGAACAACTTGCATTGATCCAGATTGATCCCAATTTAATTGAACCCAAGCACCTCCACCATTTTCATAATACATTAATTCTATAGTTTTTGGTACTCCTGCTGTAAATGACACTGGCTCACTTGTGGTTCCGCCTCCACCTTTGTCATACCAGTCATTTATTATTAAAACATCATCAATATATAGTTTTACTCCATCATCTGCTGGTGCATAAAATGATATATCTTGTGTAGTATTGCTTAAGATTGATCCTGTATACCGAACTATTACATCTTCTGACCGATTACTTCCTGCAACTGCACCACCACCCCATTGAAAATCAATGTTTGAGACAGTTGTTGTAAGTATTGGATAGGCTCCTTGTGGAATATATGGAGCATTATTTTGACCCTGAACATTATAAACTTGAGCAGTTAATCCTTCTGTAGCATGGGCTTTGTCTGAGTGCCCGAAAAGTAAAGACCCTACGACAAGGCCTAAAACAATTAACCCTCTAAATAATTTTTTCAGTTTCCCTTCTCCTAGGTCAACATTGTTGACTATTATATTATAACATTATATTAAAAAGTGAGCAGTTTATAGACAACTACTCAGGTCTATCGTTCACGGGTATTAGCCTAACGACTCTCATTCAGAGCATCCGTATTAAACATAATAGATTAATGTTTCATAATCTTGTAACTATATATTATACGGAATTATTTAATCTTGATAGATTTTGGTTTCTTTTCTTCTGGAACATTACGTGTAACTTGAATGTTTAACATTCCATCAGTTAGATCAGCAGTTGTTACTTCCATATATTCACCAAGAGCAAATGAACGAGTAAACTTACGAGCAGCGATTCCTTTATGTAATACTTCTGCATCTGTTACTGTTGTTTGTTCTCCCTTGATAACTAATGTTCCTTT